TAAGCGATGCAGGACTTCCTGGTTGAGTCCAAAAAGCAGTAAAATTTTCACTTCCCGTAAAGAAGTTTGCCACAGCAGGTTTACGAGTATCGGAATCACTTCTAAGGCAGAAAAATGCTGCATTGGTTCTCACCTTCCATGTATTAGAAGAGTCCGTATAGTCTTGGGGGGTGGTGGCTACAGTGGGAAGATTGGGGAATCCCATGTGGTGTATATCACACGATCCACTCGCACCAATTGCCAATGGAGAACCGTCTGATGCATTTCCGTGAACTCGATGAGTTCCGTATCCACCTGGCACACCGCCAACTTCTTCCTGCACCAATCCCACATACGCTCCGCTTCCAAACCGTTCGGGATTTGTAAAGTTTACTCGGAAAATTCCTTTTGAAATATAAGTGACACTACTCACTCCCACCGAATCCAAAATAATAGGATTTCTGTTGGTGTCGCATTCATAAACACACCAAGCATCCGCTGTTGGACGAGGCGTGGTAGAGTTTCCAAAAGAACCAGTAGTACTATTCATATGACTACCACCTGTAATTGATAAGTGCCACTCGCTGCGGATCTATTGAGGATTTCTCCGAAGGCAGGACGGTTTGTTATGCCAGTCGCATAATAACCATCCGTAGTAGAGTTAATAAGAAATCCAAAACGAACCCAAAATCCGTTTACTGTTTTTGGATACTGTGTGGTGTCTAGTGCGTGGGTAAACATATGAAGTGGTGTTGGAGATCCACAACTTCTAGGCTGACAGAATATTTTATACTGTGTGTTGGGCATGGGAGTAATGAATTTGAAAGGAATTGCTCCTGTAGACAACCCTTGTTGAGATGTACCACTGGTTATGGCAGGACTTGCTGCAAATTTCACATCATCCAACACAAGGTTGTAACCGTTTATGTGGTTGTTTCTCAGATATGGTGCTATAGGATATGCGGGGGTGGCGACATTAGGATTGAATCCAGTTAAACACCATCCCCGCACGGTTTGCCCTTTGCCGACCAATCCTAGCATAGAACTATTAGCCACTATAACCTCCTAAGTATCTCTGCTAGTTTGCCGTCCATCGGTATGTCCGAGACTACGATGCCGTCAAAAATCATCCGCTCATCTATGTATTCCAAATACAGGAGAACGGTCTTCAGTGCAGGGTAGATGTCGGCTTCCAATTTATGAAACAGCATACGAGACGCTGCCGCACGACCAAACACATTCCCAAGCACCATGATGTGGTTCAGGAGAAGAATGGTTCGCAGAGTGCCGCATCGGTTGTACCGCTTCAGCAACCGCTTTACATATTTGATTTTTGAAATATCTTCCAAGAATTCATCCATCCCCATGCAATCAGGATTGGTGTAGTTTCCCATTGCATAGAGAGAGAAGTTGTCTTTGGTCAATATATTAATGTCCATGATAAAAGTATTCGCTTACCAGCGCATACCGTACTTGTTTAGTCTGTCTTTAATGGCGTGGCTTTTAGCACTTTGTTCTGCTCCACCTGGTGGAGTAGTCCGCTTCTTCATAGTCTTCTTTGGGGTCTTTGCGGCTTCATCCACAACCTTCTTGATGCGCTTGGTTCCCTTGCCGCTTTGATCAGCAATGTTTGATCCAAGAGCAGGATCCATGATTGGAAGACCTGTGGTGAATTCTGTGGTTACATCTTCCTTTACAGACTTCTTGGAGCGAAGCAGTTTAAAGTCTTGCGAGTCAAGCCGCTTGTTCTTGTTTGCATCAAGTTTCTTCTGACCGCCAACAAGTTCTTCCTTGACACCCATAGCCGTTTTGATGCCCTTTACGGCATTGGCTTGCTTTTTACCCGTGAGTGAATTGTAGTTCTTGTCAGAACCGTACTTCATGGACGACAGTTGTGATCCACGCTTGGCAACATACGCGTCCTTGGTCGCCTTGCTCAACTCGTCAATCTGCTCTGCATCTTCCTTTACAACCTTGCCGCCCTTGCCGTACATTTTCTTGGCGAAAAATTCATTACGATCTTTCGACAGGATACTGTTGTACTTTTTCTTTGCTGCGGGTTGATCACCAACTTTGTTGCGTATCTTGCTGGCAACCGTATCCAACTTTCCTTGCATTTCCTTGACTCGCGCAGGAGTCTGTGCCATCTCAGAAATGATGTCGCCGTCAGTCTCCACGCCTTCTTCAGCCACCACAGGCTGTTCCTTTGGTGAAACAAAAGCGGTTACACGGTACATGGAGTCATCGCCCAATTCAACTTTAACGGTAAGCGTGAACTCTTGGAATCCGTCTTGGCTACCTGCGCGACCATCAAAGCGAATTCCGCCAGTCAGTGCATCGTATCCATCAACACGACCAAAGCGTGTCAGCGGAAGAGTAAACACACCAACCACAGAACTGTTTTCTCCTGGTGCAGCAGGTGGAACCTGTGCGTATCCTGACCACACGCGTGGTGTCCACGGGAAGTCAAGCAGCAGCACATTCAGCCGTGCACGAATCTTCACCAGTGCATCGGTGGTACTCAAGTACGAGTACTTTGAAAGAGCATTAAGCATGGCATTGGCGTTGGCAATGAACTGTGCGTTGAACTTGATTGCGCCAACATCAGTATCAAGTGAACGATTAGGATAGCCTGTAAGGGTTTCCTTGTACTCGCTCTCGTTGAGGGTGTTGCGGAACGCTTTGAATTGTTTGGTTTCTTTCATGTGCTTTGCCTTTGAAATTTCGATGGCAGCCAGTTGCTTCTGTGCCTTCTCTTTGGATGGGTGAGTTCCTAGAATTTTGGAACCTGTAGAATCAGTGACTACGAATTTGCTTCCGCTTTTCTTTATCATGGTTTAGTCTGTTGTCGTGGTTGAACGGTAGTCTGCATCACCTGAGCGGCGGCGTTGACTTGTCTTGGTGTCTTTGGTGCGCCGATCCTTTGCCCACTCCATCTTTTTACCTTTTCCCATACGAGCCATTGGATTCGTTGATCCACGAGCAGGTGGAATAGGCTTGCGAAGTTCTTCGGCGTGTTTCGCGTAGTCTGCTTTAAGACCCTGAAGTTTTGCAGTGACTTCACTGGCTTCATTCACTTTCTTCTTGACGATAGGTCTTTCTATTTTTCTCGCGTGTTTCAAATCGGCTTTTAATTCTCGATCCTTGAGTTGATTTGAAGTACTATTTTTTGGGTTGTATTTCAAATCTGGATGTTCTTCAGCGGTTCTTTTGTCTGATGGTTTACCCATCATTTTAATTAAGTCAACTCTTCTCATTCTTGCGTGTGCGATCTTAGAATCCCTAAGTCCTTTACTTGAATAATCATCTTCATCAGTAACACGATTGGCATCACTTGTTGCTTTACTCTTAATTTTGTCCAACGCGGCTCTTCTTGCAGGAGTAATTCTATAAATTTCAGTAACCTCACTGGCTTCTTTCACTGGCTTTGGCTTTGGCAACTTTTCGGATTCCATTTCATCGCGCAGTTTACGAGCCTTCTCTCGCGCAGTAGCATTTTCCTTTGGACTCTTGCGGTTCATGGTGGTCATGTACTCATTCAGTTCACGCTGAAGGTCAAAGAAAGTCTTGCCTTCGCTCACACTTTTCCAACCGCCGCCTTGTTCGTTGTACCACTTAACAGCCCAACCGTTGGCGTAGGCAGAAGGGTACACATCAAACTTGCTACGAGCCTTGGATTTCGCTTGTGACCACAGTTCAGGATTTGTTGGCTTGTTCTTTTCCATTAGTTCCTGTGCGGCTTCAACCAAACCAAACTCGTCCATGCTTTCGGTGTTTGGTGTCTCGAATGATTCCTCAACAGTTTCTCCACCAAGAGTCTTGCGGAAAGCGTTGAACAGAACAGGTGATCCTGTAATCTTCTTTACCATTGAGTCCATCATGTCAATCATGAGGTCGCGGTACACTTTGGATGCACCCATCTTGATGGCTGTCTCAGGAGACTGCAAAGCGCGGCGAGCCACGATTACATCCTTCTTCTTTACAAGACCGCTACGAAGCAGGGTCTTTGTGCGTTCGCCTTCAACACTTTCGGTGGTGATATTAGATTCCTTGGACAGACTAGTGCGGAGAGCGGTGTACAGGTTGCGGTTATTCAGTACACGATCCACCACATCCACAAGAATTTCCTGCATAAGCATACGGTATGCGGGATTCTTCATTGCTTTGTCGGGGTCTTGGAACAGAACCGCTGCACGGCGAATATTGTTCTTGGAAACAAGACCAAGCCGCAGCAAGGTGTTGAGTTTCGATGTGATTCCGCTATCGTGTCCGATTCCGTCCATAGTAGAGTCTCCCTTTTCCTTATTTAGACGATTTCAAGTGGCTAGTCATGCGGGGGGCGTTTCCTTTTCCGCTTTGCTGTGTTTCTGGTTCAACTCGTCTTTTTTGAATTACAGCGCGTTTTCTCTCTTTGGGAGTCATTTCTCCCACCGTCTCAGGAGTCTTGCTGCTTACTTTGTTTGCAGGACGGCATTTAGGGTATTTACCCTTGGAGGTGTCGGATCGACCACATGGGGGGTATTCCCCCGTCTTGGGGTCTTTCTTGCCGCCAATGTCCACCCACTTCTCTTTGAACCACCGCGAAAGGTCTTCGTCCATTTTACATGGAGGCGTGGGAAATATTTTATTGTGCTTGGAGAAGCCCCCTGTTTGACCAGGAGTATCGGCTCTTCGCTTTTTCTTGTCGCTCTCAAGCAGTCGTTCTGCGGCGGCACGGTAAATATCTGTGTAGTTAATGCCTTCTTTAATCACCGTTTTCATACCCCGTTGTAGGTCTTGGTACAAGTCTTTAACATCAGAAGCATTGGCTTGGCGGGGCATTCCACTCTTGAAAGTCTTGAAGTCGTTTGCGGCGGCAGCAGCACGAAGTTTCGATGCGCTCATGCCCTGCACACCTGTTGCGTTCTCGTCTCGCTTTCCTGCACCCACAATCGTCAGGCTCTTTAGTTTAAGGCGGTCTTTTCTGCGAGTGGAACTCATCAAGTCTTTGAAAGCCTCGTATTGTCCTTGGCGATCCTCTCCACCAACGAGATGCACATGATCGTATCCCTTTTCGGCAAGCCAGTACAGCATCTCCACAGGGTTCTTGATTGTGTTCAAGTCCTTGAAGTTTGCGTCAGGAAAGAACCGCTTCAGGTACTTGAACTTTTGTCGGGGGGTGAGTGGGTTCTTCTTGGGGTCGTTTGTGCGACTGCTGAACATTGCGTACTCTGCGCCCAAACTCTTTGCCGTGCTAATGACCTTATCGACTAGCAGTTGGTGACCTGATGTGGGGGGTTGAAAGCGACCAAAGGCAACAACGATAGACTTGCCTTTAGTCTTGGGTTTAGCAATATCCCGAACTTTTTTTTCCACTGTGATCACCTCTTTATTGTTACACCAGACACCAACTGCCAGTCAAGGTTTAGTCCAAGTCTTTTCTGTGGTCAGATTGCTGCGTGAAAAATCCAATCGGTCTACCAATTTAACTGCCTTGTTGCTCAAGCGGTCGATTGCAACAAATCCTTCAGGAGTAGTAACTCGGTATCCGCTCTTGTCCTTGATAAAGGTTCCTACGCCTGTTTGCGCGGAAGCCGTGGAAGCCATCTTCTGAAGAATCGTGAGTTTCAACTGAGCAAGCGCATTATGTAGTGCAAAAACACGAGCGAGTTGGTTTCTATTGGTACGAACCCAATCAATTGATGGAGTAGTTTTTGTGCTTGCTACTTTGCGTTTACCTTGTGCGCGGTCAAGCATGAATTGCAGGAGTTGATTCACATCAGCATGAGAAGTAGCAACTCCTCCACGCACCAATCCGTTGATGTAGGTTTTCATGTCTATTTTAACTCCCTCGTTCTTGCCAATGCCGTTCAAGACAACACGCAAGTCAGCAGCAGTCTTGGTAAGACTAGCAATAGAGTTTTCAATTGTGCTGCGGTCGGAAGCGGAGAAGAGTCCTGATCCGTTTGCAAACTTCATTGTGGCGTTATCAAACCAAACATCATTTACTTTTTTCATGTAACTAATATCGGGATTGAATCGTGCAGTCATGGTTTGAATGGATTCACCCTCGTATGCGGTATGAAACACAATGCCAATCTTTGCTGCTGCCATGCGTTTTCCCAAATCACTTTTTGGATCCACGGCGTATTTAATAGTATTTGCTTGAAAGGTAAGGTAACTCTTGCCGTCAATAAGTTCCCGTTGCTTTGATTCAGAGTAGAACAACATATCGCCTTGCAGCACCCCACGAATACCAAGTTTGGAAAAATGCTTTAGCGCAAGTTTAAGTTTTAAGTTCAGTCCCTCTTGGGGATGGTTGGTATCAATATCTGAATTGGTGAAGTTTAGTTTGGGGATTGCATTGAACACACTCTTTGTGCCAACAAAAAATCGACCGCTTTGGGGGTCGATTCCACAAATAATGGCGGGTGCGCCATCCCACTTTACCGTGATGTCGTATGCACTGGGCGCGTTTGCTGTGAGAGCCTCCACAACGCCCCGTAAAGCCTTTATGGCGCGTCCGAACCCTGCGTAGCCGCTGTTGAGGATCTCGTCCTCAATATGCTCCAAATGGACATTCTTTCCACTTGATTTTTTAAATGCTTCGACTAGGTGTTCGGTAAATGCTCTCATAATTCTCCTGTGCTTCTCTATTTAGAAGCATAGGAGTTCCGCTCGGAGCGATAGAACTTGATTGCATCTGCCAAATCTGCAATATATTCCCGTGGATCGGCTGTAAACACCTGACAGCCACCTTGTTCCACACCAATCAGAATGGCAATATTTCGGAGTTCCACTCCTGTGCGATCCTGCCACATAAGCGAATACGCCGTGGCTTGCATGAAGTAGTCTTGGATTGCGTCTTCGCTTTTCGGATATGTGGAAGACTTAAAGTCGATAACCGACGGCTTGTCATCAAAAAATCCAATGCAGTCCGTCCTTCCCGCCAATCCCACACGCTTCGACCACAGCGGAACTTCGATAGCGTGGATCGTGCCGATGCGGTCGATAGACTCCTGCATTTCGAAAAATAGGTCAGACTCGCAAGTCCCCGCATTCGTCTGTACGGAACTGTGATCGTTTTTGAGATACGACTCGATAATTGAGTGAAGTTTCGTGCCACGGCTAAGTACTCTCTTTGATTCTTCGGGGTTTTCTCGCCGCCACTTGGCAAAGAAGGCTCGCTTCTTCCATCCCGTAACGGTGGTAACAGAGGGAAAAACGCCATCAGGGGTCTGATAGCGTCTGCCGCCGTCTGTGTCTACGCTGTT